CAGGCTGGACGTTGAAGCCTTCCTCTGGAGTGTCGCTGTTCGGATTCATAGTCGGATAGAATACCACGCCATCAAGAACAACATACTCATGGTCTGTCAGCTCGTAGCTGTAGTCTGCGTCATATTCACCAATGAGGCCCCAACACGGAGATTCGTATGGTGTAAGCGTCAAGTCCATCGTTGTCTCTTCTCCTTCGGCTGGAGTATAGCCTTCCTGCACGAGATTGATGAGTGTATAGAAATTCCCCTCGAACTTGACCACATCCCAAAGCGCATGTTGTACATTTGCCTCCCAGTCAAAGATACCATCCTTTCTCGTCCAGGCATTGATTCCTGGGATGCGAATGTCGTTATAGTTCTTACCATTGTAGCGGAGGCACTTGTAATATACGTTGCAGAATACAACGATGTCGCCTGGAAGGTAGCTCTGAGTCTGTGAATATTGCAGAATGGTGTCTGACTCATTCACCATATCGGTATATTCCTCCCAGTATGGCTCAATGAACGGTGCCTTGCGACCATTGATTGTACGGATTGCCTCCACAATCTTGTGGTCAAGATAGAAATGCGAACCAACTGGATATGTGATTTGGTTATTGTACTCCAGAAGGCTCTTACCTACAGCCAATGCCTTCTCAATCTCATAGTTCTCAGTAAGGTATTCTACGAGAGAAGATTCGGCTGCTTCTTCTGCTTGTGCCAGTCTTTCATCTTTTCCGCGAATGAGCTGGCTAAGTGCTTCTTCTGTGATAATGCCTAAATAGTCGGCATTATTCAAAAATCTCTTATACATTGTTCTTAATATTCAAATATACCGTAAACTGGCATTACACTTGTTTCGATAATGGAGCTGTTCCGTTGCTGAAATTTACTCCATGCGTCTGGGAGAAAACGACATAAGGCGTAATCGAGGCAGTCAGAAAGGTGTCCGTATTTCTCATACTTGATACCCAGCTTAGCGTCAGTAACCTTTGCTTTGGACTTGGTGCCATCTGCGTTCTTCTTCTGATACACAAGATCCTCAGTGAGCTTTCTCGCCCTCAAATCAATTAGGATTTCCCAACCATCCCAGCCAGAGAACAGAGCATTGACGAAATCGAGTCGTAACGTCTGTGATGGCTGCTTGCGTAAGAGTTTTGTCTGTACTCTCAGCATTGGGTAGTTCATATTGTTCTGGATGATGGTGTAGTTGTTTACGCCTTCTTCCGTCTGCGTAGAACGTGCCAGGCCAGCAGGATCTCCAGTAATGAATAGACCGCCTACATGCTTTTCGGTTAAATATTTCTGGGCCAGCTTTTGTGACAGCTTTGGCGTGTTGTTCTCCTTGTTCTCTGGCTTTCCAAGGGTTTCTTCAAGGATATACACCTTCTTCTTCTCGTAGTTGATCTGGAGAGAAATCGTTGACATGAATGGAGCCACGTTGAAATCCCATGAGACGATAACTGGATTGAGTGAGTTATAGACTTGTTCCTTGAGGTTGCTGACCAGGTGCTTGGAACCGTCAAAGTTTGGATAAGCAGCAGACTCATTGGCTTCAACGAAATCCCAGTTACCCCACAAAAGACGAGATTTTGTAACTGGGTCGCTAATCTTGTTGAGCGCGGCCACATAGCTTTGCACAAAGTTTTTATCTGGATTATCCCAAACGCTGAACGGTATATAAGCCTCTCCAGGATTGCATTTTACTGGATTACCTTCGTCATCCTGGACGAATCGTGAGCGTACCCATGTAAGGCATGGGTTTGTTGTCATAAGCAATCGTGCTGTCTTGAACGTCTCAGATGTACGCCAACGCAAACGAGAGAACAAAACTTCGATAGCCCTCTCAGATATTTCCGATACCTCATCGACAAATGCAATAGTGTACTCACTTGAGCCAAAGCGTTCAAACTGTGGGTCACTGGGGTTGTCGGACATTTCCTTCATAATGATGACGGAATTGTTCCAGAAAGTCAGTGTTCCATCCAGATTGTTTATCTTATAGTTCTCACCTTCCTTTAACCCCCACTCCCTACATATTTTTTTGATGGTGTTAAAGGTTGATTCCTTTAGGCTCTTTAATTGCTTACGCGCAACTACAGCACGAATATCCTGGAACCTCATGCAGCTTGAGACGAGCCATGCACTTCCAAGATAAGATTTGCCGCCACCAGCCGCTCCACCACCAAGGATAAGCTGCGGAAGGTCTTGACTACCACATTTTTCGCATTGCGGAGCAAATGTCGGCTTACCCTTTATATCGACACCCGATTGTTTCTGAACGATATGGCCACCACAATGAGGGCAATAGTCTGGCTGCAAGAGCTTCCAGAGTTCATATTGCCGCTGTGATGGCTTGAAGTCTATCCGTATATTGGTTGGGGCTTTTAATTGTCCGTATGCCATTACTTTTAACTTAAAAGCCCAGGCTCATCTTGACGAAAAGCCTGGGCCGTGGAGAATCTATATGAGTGCAAAACAAAAGTTTAGTTTTCATTTGCGGCACCGTAGATCTTCTCGACTGTGAGCCAGAAGTCATCTGGATATGCCGTTTCTGGAAGCTGCTCGCAAGATTTCTTGAGCATTGCCAGCTCTTCTTTTGTAAACTCGACTACCAGAGGGGTGCTTGCGTCTTTCTCTGCGTTCCAAGTAACCTTGCGGTTCTCGACATCTTCTTCGATGTTGTAGTCCTTCTTGTCCTGCTCAGTAAGAGCCACTTTTTTCAGAATTTCACGCTTGACGTTGAAATCCATGAACGATTTTGTCTGCTGTGGAAGCAGTTGCGGAATGTAAATTCGATCTTTAATAAAAAGTTCCATATACTACTGAATTTGTTTGTTTATTCATTAATGAATAGAGCTGGCTGTGGAATGATGTTTTCCTACCATAAGAAAATATTATACTGGATTCCTATACCTATATATGGCTGGAACTTATTGGCAGTATATCCCAAACCAGTGTTGATGCCCAAACCCCAGTGTTTATTTTTGTACTTAGTCTGGGTAATCGTGGTCGTAATCTGCTGGTATCTCGGAAAGACGTATATGCTATCCAAAGATGGTTCATAACCACTGACCCAAGCATGATATGTTGTGTCGCTATATTCCTTCTGTGTGATAGGAATGTTATAGTCTGCAACAATTGTTGTGTCCTGGCCGTTGACCTGGATGTGAATAGTGTCGGTAATAGTCTTATACCGAAGTACCACGCTATCAACTGGAATCGGCTGATAGAACGGAATGGTGTCAATATACGTTATCGTATCGGTATGCACTTGAGGCTCCTGGGGATCATCCGCTGTCATCTGGCGATCTATAAGAACCCCAAGCACAAAACCGAATACGAATATGATGACGGATGCTATTGCAAATTTTTTCATATACTTTGAATTTTAGAGTTAAATCTTATTCCAGAACGCTACCCACTCAGAGCTGTTGTTGCGTTCATTGGTCGGCTTACCATCGTTTGAGTACAATGCTGCATTGTTCCATCCATAAATGCCAGGACATAGTTTTCCAGTCACATCATAATGACGTACAACATTTGTCTTTGGTATGCTGTATTTCTTCATTAGATAGCGCACCAACGTAAGAGCGTTATTCAATGCCAATGGCGTGAAATACCATTCTTTATGGTTAGGTACTGCTGCCGATGCTCCTTTGGTAAGATTCGAGCATATTTCAATACTGATTGTATTCTTGTTGGTCGCCAAGCCGAATAGCCTTCCACCACCAGAAGTCAGATTCCTATTATCTCCGACACTCCAACAATAATAATTGAGAATGTCTGGGTTGATCTGAACAATCTCAACATCGTCAACTACGAAATCTGCACTCGCTTTACGTGAAAGAAAGACACTTCTTGCGTTACGTGCTGCACCTTTCTTGCTTGTTAAGCCAGCCGTATAGTGAATTGCTATATACTTGGGAGTTCTCGATGCACGTGTAATGTGCGTGTTGATATGAGCGTCAACGATGTTCAAATTTGAAGCTTGTGCTGGCATCAGTTTCTCCCAGGTTTTTACCCCAACAATACCATCTGCAACAAGTCCGTTTTTACGCTGGAAGGCTTTTACAGCCTCTTCTGTCTTAGCTCCAAATACACCATCGGCTATGATATTCAGTGCTTGCTGGAGAGTCTTTACTACGCTTCCAGACGATCCCTTTTTCAATATTTCCATTATTTCTTCTTGGGTATTATGTTTAGTGATGTCGTATAACGGTCGCCATCCTTAAACATTAGTGATTCATACGGAATATACCAGTCACTCCATTCTTGATACGGAGAACCGTCAAGCCTAACCCAGCAACCTTCTGTGCTATCTATAGGTTCAAGTATGGTAGCGGTGCGCCCTACAAGTTCTGTAAGTCGCAACCGCTGTAGCGATAAGGAAGGAATGATTTGAACTGAAATCGGACGCATGGTTTAATATCCAGTTGGAGGTTGACGATTTGGACAAGATGGAACTTCACATTTCAATAATTTAAGCTTCGTGTTTTCTACCTCTAACTCGGTAATTCTGATTGCCTGTTTTGCCTTTTCGTCACGATGCCTTGAAATCTCGGCATACAGTTCATCAATTTTTGTATCTCTGGACTGTAGCTCTTCATGCGTTTCCTCATAGAGTTTCTTCCACTCCTCAGATTGTTTTGCCTCATTTTCCAGATTTTTAGCTTTACGCTCTTGTGGAAAGAAGAAAAACATTGCTAAATTTCCAGCAATACACGTGGCAAGTGCTGTAATAATAGTTTCCCACATTACTCTTCTTGCTTCTTTTCTTCGTTACTACCTGGAACTATCACATTGAAAACAATGCCGTTTTCGCCATTGCCTTCAATATTCAACTTGCTCACTTGTGCCTCACGTACTGGGAACAGCTCCATCAACGCCTTGGAAGCACTTACGGCAACTGAACGCAACGGTGCTGGAGAAAGTTTGGTTCCGCGTCTGTCACGATATTCTGCTGTAGATGTTTCCTTGATGATGGATTTCAGATTTTCTGCCAGGAACTTCTTGACATACACAGACTCTTTGGCATTCTCGGCCTCCAGTTCCTCAATGTACTTCTGGATGTCCTCACGAGCAAGCAGTTTCTTAGCCTTGTGTCCATCAAGAATATTATCGGAATGGAACACCTCACGGTAACACTTGATTGCATCACCGCCATAAGGTGCGCTTCCGTTTACTAAAAGCTGGCAGAAGAGTTCGTCGTCTTTAGTAAGATTCTTATTATCCATTACAAATTTTTTATTATAAAAGCCTCGCGGTACTGCAAGGCTTTTGTTTATTATGAATAGTGGAATCTTACTCTTTTCGTTTGTATTCCAGCAGCTTCTCCATGATTAATTCGCGGAATAAATCGCTGATACCATTAACTGCCGCTTCCACATCTTCAATAGAGTTCAAATACTCCATGTTAAAATTCACTTGTAGGTCATATCCAGAGATCTCTACAAGGTTCTTGTTTATGTCTGGATTTTTTATCGCTAATAATCCTTTGTCAGAGATAACCCGAAACTCGATCTTCGGTTCATCCTTTGTTTGAATGATTGGCTCTTCCATGTCTAAATCTTGAAGTGTTTACGTGTTTTTTCAGATTTTGAGATAGCCAGAGGATTAGCAATTTCCCCACCAATACTTCTCATTCGCTGGGTGATGACAGCAACCACGTTTGTCGTAGCGGAAACGTCCGCATCTGCATCATGGGCATCATCCAGTTCAATTCCAAGATGTTCACACATGATTTCCAGCTTGTAGGAATCAACTTGCGGAAAATGACACAATGCAAGCTGGCCTAAAACAATTGTGTCAAGTGTCAAAGGTTCCCAGTGGCCGTAGAAATCCTCGTGTCCGCGTAGATACTTGGATAATTCCTTGACCAGTCCAGCATATTCCATCATCTGCATCAAGAAGCCCTTATCAAAATCTACATTCTGACCGATAAGGAATGGCTTCATGTTCTTAGGTGTTTTGGGCGTGTATTCGATAATGAAGTCAAGCGCACCTCTGGCCACATCCTTTATATCCTCTCCCATCGACTCCAGCATATCCATTGTGATAGCGGAATATTCCAGGGCCTTCTGTTCATAGTCCATAGGCACAGTATCATCCTTTTCGTACTTGTTCTTGAGAACCTTACGTGGTGTTCCAACGCCCTTTATTTCCTGGCGATTGTAAGGATAGATGTATTTGACAAATGTTCCAAGACGCTCAAAGGTATCAAGCCGTGTGGCGTGAATAGCGATCTGGGTACATGCGGAGGTCTGACACTTTAATCCTCCAGTCTCAAAGTCCAGCGTGAAAGCTACGATTACTGAACTGTCATTCTTTGGTGCTGCCATAATTATCTGTTTTTTAATGATGTGAACAATGGGTTACTTTCAATTAATTCATCGAAGATGGTTTCAATCTGCTCCCAAAAATCTTCGATGGTGCCGTTATTATAAATAATCTGCTGATACCACGCATCGTTCAATTGAATGCGGTCATTATCACGCGCAATACGCTCTGGAGAGGCTTGCAGCTTTTGTGCGTCCATTTTAATGAGGATTGGATAAAGCTGGTACTGAGTCGCATATTGTTCTGCCAGCATAATCAACCCTTTCTCATCTATCACATAAGTGCAAATGCCATTTTCACGAGCCTGGGCGTGTGTAGCCCAGTAATGATAGCCACCAAACTGCGTATAGGCCATCATTTCATTCTTTGGAGGCATGGCATTCTCAGTTACAAACTGGTGTTCACGGCCTTGTTGCTCACCTTCTCTAATTGGTCTGGTGGTGTATGAAACGATGGTCTGAATACCATAATATTTCTTGAGATATTCGGCCATTGTTGTCTTTCCAGATCCAGATGGCCCTACGATTGCAATAATTACTGGTTTCATAAGACTTCTATTAATGTTTTCTTCATAAATTGTACTTGATTCTTACCAGAGTAGTCGCTGAATTTAACAACTGCTGAGAATATGATAGGACGATTCTTTGCACCTTGTAACTGTCCGCGCATTTCACCATATTCTTCTGGCCATATTACACATTCACAAGTATCATTATTCTGCTGGAGCACCAACTTGCAGAAGATTTCCTCCTTTCCAGTTTTCTTACTCGTGAACCGCTTTTCTTCAATTTCAACAACGGTAGCGCACATACCAACTCTTTTTTCCTCCATGTCATCATCCATGATGTCCTTGATGGTAGCGTATGACACACGGCCTTTGAGTTGTGGCTTGATTGCTGAATTGTCGTAAACGCGCTTGTAATCTATAGCTCCGATACCAGATACTTCCAGCTGTTTCTGGCTCCAGAAGTAATGCTTGCTACGCATTTCTACTGGAAGGTCTTTCTCCTTGATTTCAAACCCAAGTTGTTCTGCTGCCTTTTCAATGATAGCGTACCGCTCAATAACTGATTCTGCATGTTCAACCTTGTCGAAGCATCCAGCAAGGATAAGATTCAGAACACAACGAGCATTTACTGGGCATCTGGTAGCCTCTTCTTCATTGTCTGGATCATCCCAGTATTCATACTTCTTGAGTTTATACTTGAAGATACGGTCAATGAAATTGGAGATACTGGTGAAGTCGCCATTCTTTCTACGTTCATTGACAATCCATTCGACTGCCTTTGAACCAAGCTGCTTGATCCTGGAAATAGACCAGAAGATTTCGTTGGTCTGATAGTTCGTATGGAATTTATCTTCACTCACATTGATGTCTGGTGGCACAACTTTTGCGTTACTTACCGCCTCCATTTCTCCCATGAGTGTCACCAGTTCATCATCATCGGCCCACTGGAGAGCAACCGTATAAAAAGCGGTGGGGTAATGTACCTTCAACCAGGCACCAACGTATGCAGTGACAGCGTAGGCCGTTGCGTGGCTCTTATTGAAGCAGTATGTACCAGCAGCTTCAATCTGTTCCCATATAGCATCGGCATCTTCTTGTGGGCAATGATTCTTCTTAGCACCGTCCATGAACTTTTCCTTCATGGCCTTAATCTTATCAGTCTTTTTCTTGGAAACGAATTTCACAAGCTTCACACCGTCACCAAGGCTGAAACCACCAATCTCACGAGCCATCATAACAATCTGCTCCTGGAACACAACCTGGGCGTAGGTGTCCTTCAACGAATTGTACGTTCCCCATAGATAAACTGGCTCAACAAGGCCATTCTTACAGTTCACATACTCATCCAGGTTTCCCATTGTTGCAGGACGGTACAGAGCATTTGCGGCAATCAAGTCATCTATGCAGGTCGGCTTGAGCTGTGTGAGGAACTTGGTGATGCCAGTTGATGAGAACTGGAATACGTTCTGGGTGTAACCGTCCGACAACACTTCATACACCTTCTCATCGCTAAGATCTCCAGTGGATAATCCTTCAAATGAGATTCCTGCGTTATATTCTTTGTTGCATAGGTCAATTGTTTCATGCAACTTTGAAAGCTCCTTCGTAGCCAGACAGTCATTTTTCAGAAGGCCCAGCTCGTCAAGCTCATATCCATCGTTGTCGCTCACCAATATTCCGTCCACTTTCTTGATGGGAACAAAATCGAAACATTCAACATCCTCTCCATCCAGTTCATCTGGAGTCACGAGCAATGCAGAAGCGTGAATAGAACCAGAGCGAGGCTGGAACATCAATGTGCGGATGTCCTCGAATAGCTTGGGGTAGTCATGGATGAATTTTGCAATCTTCTTATTGGTGGCAGCTAACTTGAAGATTCCAGTAAAGTCACACTTGTCATCATCGAAAATGGCAGTAATATAATTGACTGTAGCTGGTGGAATACGCATAGTACGAGCAACATCCTTGATGACAGCTTTGACCTTCAAAGTAGTGGTCGTTCCAGCTGAGAAAACTCGTTGCTTACCATCATGGTTATATCTACGCTCGATATATGCCTTCACATCTTGTCTGCGGTCTGATTGAAAGTCTTGATCCACATCTGGTAAGGAACCTCCAGGGCCTTGCAAATAACCGCTATCCACAAAGCAATCTACAGCCTTTACTGGAGTCTTTGACTGTATGGCGTGTATTGACTTAACTTTCATTTTCTCATCAATTTTATCGTTTCACGATTGAAGATATTATTGTTCAATTTGCAAGCCTTCTCGAAAGCAAGCAGGTCACGGTCAACCAGAATGTGCTTCTTTCCAATGAATGAGCTGGAAACGATGCCATCCAGCGATGTACAACGGCTAAGAGCCACATATAACTGGCCTGGAGCGAATGTGTAGTTCGTATGAAGAACTACGTGCGGAAATGTCAAACCCTGGCTCTTGTGAATGGTGATAGCCCAAGCCAAAGCAACTGGGAATTGTTCGCATGTTCCCTTCTCTACGGTTTCAATCTTGGTGCCAACCATTTTGTACTCCTTGTTTGACCATTTAGCGCGTTGTACGGCCACTTGGTAGCCATCATCCAGTAACACTGTGATAGTCTCGTCTGTGAGGCCAGAAACAAAGCCTAATGAGCCATTACAATACAAGTGCATTGGGTCATTCACAAGCATCATCACCCTGGCACCAACTCTAAGCTGCAAGTCCTGGTCGCATGGTGCCGAATTTGGCGAGAAATCTCCAGACAGGATTGCCTGGTATGTGTGGGTTGGAGTACCAAGCATTTCATTATTGATTTGCTGAGCATCCCTACGGAAAGAGCAAAGGTGAACGTACTGGCCATTGAAATCACTGGAAATGGTCTTGTTTCTCAGCTCTTCCAGATCTTCGATGTCCTCTGCTGTAATGTTGTATTCACGAATGTCATTCAGAATCTTGATGAACTTCGGGTCTGACTGACGGAAAATTTGGTTCAGCTCTATAACCTTGAATCCACCTTCTTTGAATACCTGGGCGTAGAAGAAATATGGGCCGCGATAGAACTGTAGGAGAATATGTTCCTCATCCTTCTTCACCACTGGAGGCAGCTGGAAGAGGTCGCCAAACATGATAATCTGTACACCACCGAAAGGCTCGTCAATATCTCTGTACATGCGTAAAGTACGGTCAACGAAATCCATTGTGTCTGGCCGAACCATGCTTATCTCATCAATGATAAGACAATCCAGAGACTTGAACATAATGGCCTTTTCTGGACGGTAGCTTGTGCGAGCGTCTGAGCCTTCCACCAGCACCCCAAACGGAATGTTGAAAAGGCTATGAAGCGTAACTCCTCCAGCATTCACGGCTGCGATGCCAGTTGAAGCGGCAATCATAAAACGCTTCTTGATATTGGTAACGATATATCTGAGGAAAGTTGTCTTTCCAGTTCCAGCCTTTCCAGTGATATAGAGTGACTGGTTTGAATTTTCGATAATGCGGATGGCCTCCTGCATTTCATTTGTCAAAGTTATCATGTTTATATCTCATTTATGGTGAAAAGTACGTCTTTGTTATCGAATAAGATGTCATCCTCTTCCTGGAGTTCATCTGCATAGAGTATAATAGGTTCTTCATTCCCAGGTCTCTTGACGATGAGCTGGGCATCCTTGTCAATCTTAATTGTTTTGCCGTTTTCCAGCTTGACTTCGATATAATCGGTAGATTCAACATCTTGTCCGATAATCGTAGTGTCAGCAGGATATAGGCCAGCACGTTCTGGAAGCAGGAAACGCTCAAAGATTAGTCCATACTTAATTGGGTCAATAAGCGTGATTCCCAGCAAATACAAGAGCAATGAACCAGCAGCGGAACCACGGCCACAGCCTACAAGAATGTTGTTTTGTCGGCTCCAATTGCAAGTATCGTACTGAACCAGCAGATAATCTACATTGTCAGTAGATTCGATAATATACTTCTCGTATTCCATCTGCTTGCGGTATTCATCCTGCTTATCGGCTGGAACAAGACGCTGCAAACCTTCTTCAAGAAGCTGGCAGAACATATTATGTGTGGTGCCGTACTTTTTCTTCTCTTCTGGAGTCATGTCATATTTCGGCATGAAGTTACGGCTGTTCTCGAATCTCGCATTGGCATTTTCAAGAATCCACATCGTATTGTCACAGCAAAGCTTGAATAATGCTGGAATATCCCAGGCTTCTGAATCAAACAGTTGCTCGAATTTCTCATACTGTTCGTCCACATCCTTGAAATACTGATCATCGCTCTGCTCATGTGCCGCGCCTTCTGCAACTTTATTGAGGATAATCTTGTTCTTTGCATCGTCACGGTCAAGATAGTATGCGTCTGTCAGAAGAATTGGGTCAACCTCCATCGTGTCGTACAGTTCATCAAAATACAGCTTCGTAGCTTCCAGAACTTTTACGTCAATGCGGTCGGCCTTGTATTCAGAGAGATCGAGCTGGTAGAATACGGCATCGAAAGCATTCTTGAAACGATTGATCGTCTTAGCATTGTCTTTCATCCATTCAGATGAGAGCTTACTGAATACGAGAACATTTCCTTCTCCACGTTTCATAAGCTCTTCGATAGGGATGGTCTTGTCCTCACTGTCAACCATAATCGCCTTCTGAATGCGCAAAAGGTGACGCTTTCCAGTGTTTGTCAGTGAGTAAACCTTTGCTTCTACCTTTGTGTCGTAGTTATCCACGAAAGTAAGAGAATAACCGAACACATACTTTAGCCCAGCTGCCTCGCACTCTTTCTGTAACTGGTAGCAAGCGGCCATCGTATTGCGGTCACAGATGCCGATACCTTTGTGGCCCAGGTACTTTGCCTTCTTCACCCACATGTTTGGCATGAAACTACCGTTAAGCAGCTCGTAAGGCGTATGTACGCCCAGGTTCACAAACTCGAAGTCATGTTGCGGCTTCTGACGCTCTCCGATATACTTTAGGATGTTCAACTTGAAATCCTGGCGAATATCGGTGTAATACCAGTTGTCGCCAAACTTAAAGACAATGTAATAGATTTCCTCTGCCATGAGAACGTCTGGATCCTCCATGCTGTTAAAGATTAGCTCATCGTCCTTGTTTAGTCGGAAGATTGAGTTCATCTTTTCCGTGTTCTCGTAGTAGAGCTTACCCATTCCTGGGATTTCTATTACGTCCTTGTCGATTACTTGATACACAATCTTATTGTAATCAAGCCATTTAGTCAATTCTTCCATACTACAATTGTACGCAATTAAGTTTATACTCTAATGGGGTCTTTATATTCGTGGAGAATACATCGTAAATATCCCAGAAATCCATGCTGTCAAAGTCTGCTGTTGGGTCATCAATCTGGGCGATATAGACATCGAAATAATCTTCCAGCTTTTCAGCTGCTGCGTTAATGCTCTTCACGGCATCACCATCATAGCCAATGATAACAGTGTCAACGCCTTTGGCTTGCAGCTTGTAAATCTGAGTGTCGGAAATCTTTTTCCCGAAAGTGGCCACTGGAGTCACCCAAGGGCTTTCGTATAGTTCCAATTTTCTTGTAAGAGCAATGACATCAAATACTCCTTCAACAAGAATAACAGTTTTCGTTACATCATCAATGACTGCATCGTAGTTGTAGAGCAATTTGCTAAAATCATTTTCAGTACTGTTGTTGTAGCGTAAAATCTGGAACTTGTTGTTGCGCTTTGCCTTCTTGTTATATTCGTCAATCGTATCTTTAGACCAAGTGTGCCTACCGATATAACCCACGATGTCGTTGTTATCCGTTATTGGGAATATCACATAGTCATCGTACTTCCAGTTCAATCCTCTTGTGGTGCCAACTGGAAAGAAGTCATAGTCATCAAACGTGAATCCTCTTGATTTGAGATATGGGTTACGATAGCAACGCTTCCATCCTTCTGGCATATCAACCTTACACAGCTCATCGTCAATCTCTTCCTCATTCAGAGAATAGAACTTTGGTATCTCAACTGGAGCGAAACTTGCTGTCTCTTCCAGCATGAGGTCTGGACGGTTGATGTCTTTGAGAAGGTCGTTAAGTTCTGTTGTTGTGTGTCCGCATGAAAAGCAGTGGCTCATAAAGAGCTTCTTACGGTCAGTCTCTACGCCAACGTAAATGCCGAACTTACCACCTTTATGACCGCAATACGGACATACTGGGCAAACGATATTCTTACGACTGCCATCCAGCTTACCATGAAGCTCATTTATAAGCTCTTTGATAAGGAAATCCCTTTCTTCTTTGCTGATTGTCATACTCCTGCTTTATTTATGTTCATTGTCCTTACGCGGTCGTAGAAAATCTCATGGTCGTAATCGGTTGCGATACGGAATGGTTCACCTTTTTCAAAGAAACGTGACTTTGCCGCGAATAAGCGCATTGTATGTTCCTTACGCTCACGATCTGACTGGTTAAGCGTAATGAGGTGGGTCAGAGGTCTTGCAAGACCTTTTGCCTCTGCGGTATTGAACTCTGTAAGCACATTCTTCTCGTCATTCAGCCATTCGCGGTTCTCGATAGTTGACTGATAAGTAACCACCATCCAAACTTGTTCATCCGCTGCCAAATCCTTTAGGTCGTTGGCTACAGCTATTCTCTTATGGCGTTCTCCATTTTCGCTGTATTTTCGTCCAGAAGCGTCTATCAGAAGGTCGATGGAGTCCACTATCACCAAGTCTGGATTAATGCCGTAACGCTTCTTAAAATCGTGTATTCCATTGCGTATATCAATGGTTGACACGTGAGAGTTGAACTTTGGATAAGACTTGACGAAAAGTTTTCCAGAAACCTCGTTCAACATGGCCTCCATTTTAGCGAAATCAGCATCACGTAACGTGCCAGTCTCATAACGGAAAGTGCTACATCCTACCAATGATGCTGAATAGGCATTTACGACCTCTTCCTTGCTTCCTTCAAGCTGGAAATGGAGAACATTAAGGCCATCAATCTGACATGCACATTTTCCAACCCATCTGGCTATGTGAGACTTTCCCACTCCAGTAGGTGCCATGAAACATGTGAGCTGTGTTCTAAGATCGCGGCCATCGTTTCTGGCATCCAGTTCATCAATGTAGAACCTGGTAATCGGGGCCATCCTATTGGTGGCATTATGTTTCTGCCTATTCTCCTTGAAGCGAATGCTAAAAGTATCAATGACATCCACAAACTCAGATGAGCGTAAACTGAACTGCTGCGCCCAATCCGAATATTCCACCAACTTTTTGGACGCTTCTTCGTGTCCAGATTTGTTGTAAAGTTCCCCAACTTCTTTATATATCTTCTGAAAGCGGACTTGCTTGATGTAGTTCTCAATCTGCTCCAGTATTTGTTCTGTCTCGATGATGTTTGCACTCTCATAGATGTCCTGCAATAGATTGGCCACGCTCCTCTTGTCATCTACCATCTGTCTCAGAATACTATATGAAGGTGCTTTCTGATACTCGTCATAATATTTCCTTATCGCCTTGAACAGTGCGATAAAGTCACGGTCTGGTAAATAGTCAGTACGAATGTGCTGAACTACCACCGCAAGGATATAGTCATTGCTCATGCAAGTATAGAACAAGTCCATCAAGAACTCTTCTGTCAGCACATTTGTATTATTTTGTTTTGCCATAATCTACTCGTATTCTATAAAGTTCTGGGAACTTTGATTCTGTTTCACCTTTACATCGTTCTACAAATTCACATTCTTGACACGCCTCCGACATAGGACTCCATCCAAGCGTGGATGTTTGACAAACTATATAGCCTACTTCTTTGTTTAGCAATCTGCGTTTTGTCGGCTCCTCAGATGCCACGTAGATGTACTTTGCCTGGGGGTGTTCGCTTCTGTCAGCTATCATCCGAATCAAAGCTTCTCGTTCCAGTGATTTTGCTTTGAGCCATTGATCTTCATGCCAAACAGAGCCACGCTTGCGATTGACAAGTCGCTGGATGGATGCCTTACCGAAGATTTGCTTGATAGTCCATTGCTGTCTGTCTTTATAGGCGTGAGCCGTACAAATGCAGAAGTCAACAAGTCTTTCAGCGGTTATGGAACCAAACTCTGCCTCCATCATACCCAGGAATTTTTCGATAGTCCTGGTGGTTGCACCGCCTCCAGAGAATTTGAATGTAGGATCGAGCATAGTTGTAGCCAGCTTAGTCCATACCTTCATTATCTGCTGCATCTGTAACTCTTTCGCCATCACGTGTCAAATGTTTTTTGAGATATTGTCGAGCAAGAAATAACCTACTCTTGATTGTCTCGATGTTTTTAGATTTCAATGTACCTTTCGCATATTCAATATCTGCGATTTCCCTAAGAGAATATCCAGCTTCCTGGAGTAAGATCGCGTCTCTATGTATGGGCTTCATTTCGTCCAGAACAGACAAGATTTCATCGTTGTAAAGCTGTCTGTAATTGTCAATGCCCATAGCATTGCCGCTTACCTCTGAGTCATCAATGATGTTGTCGCCATACCACTCTATGTCATTATCATAGTCCTTGTTGTTATGCTTCTGTCTTTGGCGTTCAAGCTCAAAGACTTGTCGCTTGGTAACAATGTGCAGCCATGGATGAATAGAGCGAGAGGGGTCGTATGTTTCAATCCTTCGATAGAAATTAACAAGCACCTCAGTATAGTTCTCCTCCACGTTATCTTGACAGTTGGAGTAATTCATGCAGAGCTTGTATATCATGTTGTAGTACGGCTTGACGTACTTATTAAATAGCTCTGTCCTCCTGGCAATTACGGCTGGGTCTCGTTCTTTGTCGTATTCGGGATTGCATACCTCGTTCTCCATAGATGCGCAACTGATTGATTGAACAATAATGATGCGCGTGGATTGAACTTATTGGCAATGCAATACTTCACCCAGCGGTCGTTGAGGTCTTTGAACTTTGCTCGTACCTCATCATCTGATGGCTTCGGCTGCTTTTCGAGGAACCTACAAAAGATCTGTACGGTATCGACCAGCTTCTTGGTGTGTATTTCAGCCGCTTTTTGCTGAGCTTTCTTTTGTCGTTTTGCGAAACTCATAGTCTGAATTTTTTTACATAATACATGTAGATGTGCGTAGCGTCAGCTTCATTGTCATCGCAAGGGTTGGTTTTCCAACGTAGCTTGCAGAAATTCACCATCTTAATCTTGTCAGCGTTTCCGTCACCAGTAGCCCATTTCTTGACTGTTCTTGGGTTCACCAATGCTGGTTCTGGGAGGTCAAGAGTGTCGCAAACCTCAAAAAGAATGCCTCTGAACTCTGCCAGCTTAACAGAAGATTTGAACTCTTTGCCGCTACGTCCGCAACTTACGTCCTCAATGACGATTTGCTTGATACCATATTCCTGGATGAAGTCAATGAGTGTTTCGCGGAAAGCCTGGTGTTGCTTGTTGTTGTTTCTACGCATGGATTCCGTGAAATCCCAGGTTCCATGTTCGTGGGTGGAATAAAAACCAGTGTGCGTAGCTATATCAAGGGCTAAAACTTGATCCCTCGTCAACTTGTCGCTGTCTGCATGATTGCCGTACATTAAATGAATGAAATACCGTTTTGTTTGTTGACTATGAGTTTGTATGGATAGTTCTCAGCGATATTGCCGTGACTTACCACCAAGGATGTAATCTTCAAATGATTCAAAGCCTGGAACATATTGGAAAGACCTTCTTCGTCACAAGCGTCAAGGATCTCATCCAGTACGAGCAAATCCAAACCTTTGTCATCTGTGCAGTTTACATTCGTCAATTTGTGCATAGCGAGAATGTTGGCCAGATTCACCCTGGACTTCTCACCTTCTGAATATTTGTTGAAAGAGCCGCCATCAATACCATCACGGATAAGCGAAATGGAAATCTTGTCACGGATCTTTCCAGATTTCAATACTGTATAGCCAGAGAATACGATACGGATGTCACTTCCGATAGCTTCAAGGAACTCGTTGGTAATATGGCTCAAGGCTTCAATCTTGGTGTTAGCCAGGTGTGTCTTGAACTCAATGAACGTAGCCTCCTGCTGCTGGTATTTGGCCAATTCCTGCTGCTTGGTTTCCTGCTCAGAAATAGCCTCTTCCAGCTCCTTCTCATATTTCTTCTTGCTGGCCTTCAAGTTGTCAATAACCTCAGTGTCAGAAGCATTCTCCAGCTCTTTAATGGATTCTTCGTATGAAGCAATGGCACCATTGGCAGTCTCAATGTTGGTAAGGCACTGCTTAATCTGGTTGTCATACTTCTTCATAAGTTCCTCAACAATGTTGCAAGCTTCATCGAACATGCTGGTACGTAAAGAAGCAATCTTCTTGTTGATGCTGGAAATTTCGTCATTCAAGGTATCAAGCATTCTTGACTTGCGAGATACTGAGCGCGAACATTCATCAACCTTAGACTGAGCGTTGGTAACTTTCTGAGACCAGCTGGAGCGTTCTGCATCCATATCGTTCTGCTGCTTGCGTACCTTGCGGCCATTCTCAGTGATTTCAGATATTGACTCATTATTCTCGCTTACCTTGCTCTTCACTTCGGACTGTTCATGCTCCAGTTCTGTCAATTGCTTACGCAAGTCGGCTACATTCTCGTCAGCCTTCAAGGTAAACTCATGCTTGCATTTAGGGCAAACAATGACTCCTGCGAGCTGTGTCTGGATAGTGCCGATATTGCTGGAGATAGAACGGCTGCGAGCGTTTAACTTGTCGTTCTCCTGCTCCAACGATTTGACGGAATTGAGCAATGTCTGGATCTTCTGCGAAACCTCATCGTACTTAGCCTGGAAGCTGCTCTCAAAGCTTTCGTATTCCTTCTTGAGCTGTTCATATTCACTGGTAGCATCTTCTACAGATTTATTTCCAGCTGCCACTTCTTTCTCAATCTGGTAAAGTTCCTTTGACTTCTCCTGCAACTGAGAACGTAAGCTTTCGATGGTCTGCTTATAGTCCTTAATAGCTTCAATCTTGTTGTCACTAAACAACTTAACGATGGTTTCATAATCGCTTTCAAAACCAGAGTCACCGCCTTCAAGTTCTTCAAGCTTATTAGCGACCTCATCCAGAACATCCAATGCCTTATTATATTCATCACTGGAAGCGTTTTGTTCACGGATATATGAACGCTTATTGGCAATGGATTCCTTCCATTCCTCAATGCGTTTTGCCTTATTCTGCGACCGTTCCGTTGACTCATTGACAGCATTAGCTATCTGTTCGTCAATAGCTGATACACGGCCCTTACAAGTAGCCACGTCACGCTCAGCGGCTTGTAAATCATCCTTGATTGGTTCCATGTCTGCCTGGAGTGCTGCAATGGATTCGTCAACGATGATGCCGTTGCTGAAACGGTTGATAATCTCCTTTTTCTCTCGATCAGAGCTGGAGAGGAAAGAGGTGTACTTGTGCTTAGAAAGGATGTAGTTGGCAAAAATATCATCCCTGGAGAGTCCGATTGTTTCCAGAATAAACTTGTTGTAATCGTTGACGGAAGGCTGTACCTCTTCTTTCGTCTCACCATTCTTGGTGAACTCAACCTTAATTGACTGAGGATTCTTTCTGGAAATCTCTCGCTTAATCTCCATTACGATACCAGTAGCATCATTGAGAAGCGTGAGATTGACACGTGCGAAATCTTCCTGGTCATTGATAACCTCTTCCATCTTAATGTCTCGCAACGTGCCTCCAGTAAGTCCAATAGCGATAGCCTCTATCAAGGCTGACTTACCAGAACCGTTAGATACCTGGGAGTCGTTATCCATATTATTGCCGAACACCAAAGTGGTGTGGTCTTGATTGAGCGTGTAGTCCAGCTCTTTGAAAGCGCAAAGATTCTGCGCGAATATTTTAGTTAATCTCCACATACACTAATTGATTTTGTCGAGATATTCCAGGCCCATGTCAGCACTGATTACGCGCTCACTACAGAAATTGGAATACTCTTGTTTGATACCACTTTTGTCGAACTTCGTTTCAAGGCTTTGCTCAGCGATAGGAGAAACGACCGTCTGCTCAGTAACGATTTCAACCTTAGAGGCTCCAGCTTCCAACAATTTTGCCTTGTCAATATTGGAAACCTCATTTGATTTACAGTTAATGCGCACTTTAGCCTTGTAGCGTCCATCTGCCTTCATGTCATCAAGCTCATCTAATAATTCACTGTTGACATCTGAAAGCTCCAAATCCATCACCTTGTAACGCACATTGACTTCATTCTTGACAAACTCGTATGAGCCATCTTCGTAAAGGATGGTGTAACCCTTTTCTTCGTCCTCACCGAAATTATGCTGTCTGGATGAGCCAATGTATTCAATTTTGGTATTCTTGATCCTACAGCGGTTATGATAATGACCTACAAGAACAGCATCGAAATCGCTGAAAATTTTTGTAGGCAGCTCATCATCGCTGGGAACAGATAAGGCACCGTTAATGCCTTCGTGTATGTAAAGAATGTTATATTCCTTGTCATTGAAATCCTTCTTTATAAGGTCATTGAGACGCTGAACAAAGCTACCCTTTTCTGGGAAATAGCTCATCACAAAAAGGACACAATTGGGATATTCGATAACAGTATAGTCATCTACAACATGCACCCCTGGATATTCTGAGAACAGATGACTATAACCAAGGATGGATTCCTGGTCAACGAGGTCATGGTTTCCCTCGGCCAGCGTAAGCTCTATGCCAGCAGACGTAGCCTTGATGATGGCTTGACGTACTGCCATAAGCGTACTGAGCGTCTGTGAGGCCCTGGATTGCCATAGGTCGCCTCCGACTATGATTTCTGGAATTTCGTGCTTTTTACAAATGGCCAATGCTTCATCCCAGTTCTTCTGGAACTCTGGAATATTGTCTTTGCTAACGTGTATATCATTGACCAACAACGCACATGGAACTTTTGTTTGCATAATCCACGATGTGTCAAAGTGGAAGGCGATACGATGATGCACCGCCTTCCTGGTGTTAGACAATGATTATCTACGTCTGATAGGACGTGCTACGCGCCTTTCAGCACGAGCGGCTGGCTCGTTGGTGTCCTCGTTACGAGCTGGTCTGCGCCTTGAAGTCTGTTCTTCTGGCTCATCCTCTGGCTTATCGTCCTTCGGTTCAGCAGCAGGAGCGTCATCTTCGGGTTCGTCCTCTGGCTCGTCATCCTTTGGAGCCTTCTTGTTCTCTTTCTCAAGAGCCTCAAGCTCATCCTGGATGTCACCAAGGAGGTCAGCGTTTGATCTACCGCGAGTGATTCGGGTTTCAAGATCGTTGTCCTCGATGAACTCCTTGATAGCTGTACGGAGATTCTGGCCTTCTTCTGACTTGTCATCAAGTCCAGCCTTGTCAATCTCTTCGTACATATCCCAGAGGTCATCAAGCGTCATGGCACCACCGTTCTCACCACCTTCCGATGTACGTCCGTTGGCGTTGAAGTGTGACTGGTCGCTTGCAGGAATGAGAAGCTTGATCTGGTCAATGCAGTCCTGGATTTCCTTCTCCTTCATCACGTTCAAACCAGCAGTCTCATCCCACTGCTCCAGGAATGCGATGGTTGCCTCCAGGTGATAGCGCGTATAACGGTACAGCACCTCTGGCAATCTGGGAGCATCAAGAAGCATCTGGGTTTCCTCTTCGGTCAGAACGTCCTTCGGAGAAACAGTGTCGATGTTGAACGAGTAGTTGGTCTTTTTCTTCTCGGTAGCGCGAGTGATTTCCAATGGGAAAGCGGCATCAACTGAGGAGATAGGACAAGGCACGTTTCCGTTCTTGTTCAGCTTCTCCCACAGCTTCAACTTGCGCTCTTCCAGTTCGCGGTACTGAGAGAATGACAGCTGGAGAATCTGGAGGCCATCGCCACGCTTGTCGAGATCGAAGATGTACATGCAACGCTTCGAGTCGTAGCGCAAGCCACCGTTGAATGAAGTCTCACGGACTTTCTTGCACAATGCCTCATCATCGGCATACAAATCGCAACACAGCTCAACATAGAGGTCGATAAGGTCTTTCTCCAGCTTCGGGAAAGCGTACTTAGCGTTGCAGACACTGACATAGTTGGTTTTCTTACCGTCAGTTGACTTGATTTTGAGGACTTGCTCCTTCACTGGGTACTCATAGCCGACACGATCCATCGGGAAGATGGGGTTGCCATCCTTGTCAATAACTGGAGCAAGGGGCAGGATTCGGACATTGTACGTACCATCTTGTGAAAGACGGAAATACTTGGTTTTGTTACCACTTTCTTCAAGGCTCTTCTTTCTTGCGTCATCAAGTGTCTCTTGTGACTTTTTGAAGATGTCAAGAGCGGACATCTGTTTTGTTTCAGCACTCATCTGAGTTATCGGATAATGTAGATGAAGATAAATGATGTTTCCACATTTCAGTATAAGCATCAATGTAGGCTTCTTGTGCGCCTGGAAGTTTCAGAGCATCGCGCTCTTCGACTTTGATGTTCCACTGGGTTGCGGCATGTTGGACAATCTTCCTTATTACATTATCCAACTCAATTGGCTTTTCGTTCTTGAGATCGAAGTATTGATACTTCTCTCCTGCGATTGTACAGACGTGAATCGGTGCGTACACTTCTTCAAAGTATCTGTAGAGGGCATCAATTTTTGGATGTTCTGGAAGCGCATCTGAGATTTGCTTGAGTACAATCCCGAAAAGATACTTCAATTGAGGTAAAGAGCGATTCTTTGCTTCATCGTAAATGAGGAACTTGTATTCCCCATCGGGCAAATTTTCCAACGAATCTAACAGCTCTTCGGTGTCGGCCTCGCCACATAGGACTTCGACTCGGCCCTTTTTCTTAATCATGTCATAACGCTAAACTTTTGTTTTGTCGGTGCAAAGGTAGGACTTTTTTTTGAACTGTGCAAATATTTTTCAAACTTTTTGCAGACAAATTTTCTATCAAATATTCAAAACGCTGATTTACAGATATTTAATAGTTTCACTTTTATTGTTCAAATAATTTCTGAAAGTGTGTATTTAACATTTTGAATGAAAGCAATGGGTTATATCTCTCCAAGATTCCCCAAGCCCTTCTATTGTACCTTCCCATGCTGGATTATACTCATAAAATCGCTGGTTTGTAGTAGGACTGCTTAGTCCTCCAAGTGCTGCATCGTAGTGACCAATCTTCACATAATTCAAGGACTCCAGAATCTCTCTCTTATCCTCTGGAATCTCATCGAGGCCACAATACCATGCGGTCTTTATGCGCCCACGCACGTTCCTTAATATACTTATAAGACCATCAATATCATGTTCACCGCCCAATAGCAATAAACATGTAATCCCATTATGTTTCTCCAGCAATTCATCAACTACTTCATTGGTCAAATCATGGCCACTGTTAGCCCATAAATCACGTGAATGGCAACCTGGGCAATGAATATTACAGCCAGAAATGGAAATCCCCAAAGTGATTTCTTTAGGGATTTCCGCAAAAAGTTCTTTATGATACAAATACTTTAGCATTTTTCTTTTACATAAAGTTGACAATGGCAAACATCGTTCTCTCGATATTCCTTGCAAGGGCATGTCCGATCCTCAACGGTTTTGCCTGGGTTGGAGCAAGGACATTCGCCTTGACAGATGGCAATTCGCTTTGTGATGGCGGCTACCACCTTTTCATTGGGGTTAAGCCGCCATCCATCTTTGATGTAATATTCCATTAGACAACACCCTCCTTCTTTGCGAACATTCTATTGGCACCTTCGTTTTGACGAGCTTCTGACCACGCCTTGATAGGACGTAAATAGCCAATAATGCGCGTCCACTGAGTTACCTTCTTAGAGCCACAATGAGGGCATGTGTCGAATGGATGCTTTGCAATGAATCCGCAATCGTCACACTGTGTCTGAGGCACGTTGAATGTGATGTAGCTATTGCCAACCTTCACAGCGTACTCCAGCAGTTTTTCGTACTGCTCCTTGTCAAGATTGTCCTGGAGGTTCAAATGAGAAGCCTGGCCACCGTCAATGGACTTAGCAATCTGACCGCCCTGCATGGCTATCTTGTCAAGAATACTGGTGTCATCGTGAGCATCATAGATATAGCTGTTATAGAGGTTTTCGTCCTCTGGCACCCAATATCCGTCTGCTTTATCCCAGTTGTAGTTCTTGACACCAAGGGATTCAGCTGGCACAAGCTCCAGGTTGAACATGAATTTCTTGCTGGAGTGCTTCTTGTTGTTGTCCTTGATTACGGAGAGAATCCAAGAAGCGAACTTCATGTACTCTTCATTATTGCTAACACTCATACCAAGGTAACGAGCGGCCTCATTCAAGCCATTAACACCGATGGTGCAATAGAGCTTCTGGAAAGAGATATAACCAGCCTTGGTCTGAGGGTACATACCTTGTGCGTCCAGTTTATAAAGGCCAGTCTTATAGGCTTTCTGATAGTCATAGACGCGCAATAGAATATCCTCCAGATAGCTCTTTAAGAACGATGTGTTCTCCTGCCATCCTCCGTTTCTCTTCAAGCCATAAGCACGGTCACAATCCTGGACGATACGGCTTAGATTCAGAGTCATTACGTTGCAGGAACCAGTCTGTACACCAGTCATGCCAGTTGTCGAAGAGAACGTGTTCTCCGTAATCTCGTTACGCAAACGGCAGCAGCTGGAGATCGAGTCGGCATTTTCTGAAAGGTACACAAAGAATGAATCGCCTTCGGCCCACTGAGAGGTAACAAAATCTTTGTACTCTTTATCAACCACATCATCGCCATCGGTAAGCAAACAAACGGTCATAACTGGGAATGTCAGCAATGTCTTTGCGCGTTCCTGGTTAAGCCAGCGCATATAACGCTTCTGCAACCAGTTTACGGCATCCCAGTGAGGTTTTGTGCCATCTGGGAATGAGAAGTCATCGAACATGTTGTGCCAGTAGTATGAGTCGAACACGTTGAAGTTAGTGAACGGACTCTGATAGCCACGATTTCCAGCTGGCTGATTGATGTAATGGGTAACAGACTGGAAGTATTGGTCGATGGTCTGGCCAATGGTCATCTTATTCAAGCAATGTTCGCTCGTGATAATCGCATGTTCTTTCTTATAGTAATTTTCTCCCCATTCCTTCTCACAGAAATATGAGAAGAAGTTGAAGAACTCTCCATAAGCACCAGCACCTTTCTTCTGTGCTGAAAGAAGAAATACGAGATTCTGGAACTGGCCTACAAATGAACCAAGATGCTTCGGTGCATGGTTCTTCGTGCCATCAACATTATTGGTGCCATCTACCAGCAAAGGATATAAGGTATATGCGCTACAGTAGGGCTTTAAGATGGCAGAACTCTCATCATGCTGATAAAGGATATGGTGCTCCAAATCCTTTATATATTGATCACGATAAGGAGACTCAATTTCTGCCAGTAATTCCTTCATCTTGTTTCGCTGGATAATTCGAGAAGTGTCCTTGTAAAGTTCACCCTCCAGTGTTGCTGCGTTTTTTTTGTTTGAATTTGCGTTGTCATCCGTGTTGGAGAGATTGGTTGCAGATTCGTTGGAGTCTGAATACTTGTGGATGTACTTCAATTTTTCGTTGATAAGACGTGCTTGTTTATGCTGCTCACGATAAAGAATGAATGATTTAGCAACATCAAACCAAAATTCATTGGCAGTCAAGAATCGTTCAACTGCATCCTGGATTTGTTCTACAGTCCACTCTCCAGATTCTACACTAAAGCTCTCACAGAACTTCTCGATCATGCCTTCCTCAAAGGTGTTCAGTTCGTACTTCTCTGCTTCAAAAGCCTTGCGGATAACCCTCTCGATTTTATGTTGGTCGAAATCTACCGTGCGACCATCACGCTTAATCACTTGTGTAATCATTGTCTTTTAGTTGTTAATGAGTTAAAGCTCTAAAGCAGCCAGCCTGGATGTTAGAGAAATTGCTGGCATACTCCTTCATTTCCTTCTTGAATGCCTCTGTAAAGTTGAATCCGCAACATTTAGATTCACCGCACAGACCACCGCGATATACACACTTGCGTACCATCATGGAAGCCAGTTCTGGATCAACCTTTGCGATTTCATCCTTAATAGCCTGGAACACTTTGCGCGTCTCAGCCGATGCCTGGTTGCAAAGGCGCAACTTAGACATATCAATTAGCGACTGTGCATTCAAAAGAAGCCCAAGGTTTACTGGAGTGTAACGGTCGGAATTACCCTGCAACCATTCAAGCTCCTTAATAGCGGATTCCACCACGGACTTAATCATTTCTGGAGTTTGCTCTTCCAGACCAGAAATAGAGTTAATAACTTCGTCCAATTTCTCAATCAGACCAGGATTGCCGCCATTACGGTCAGAACGACATGACAACTGGAAGGGAACAGACCCTACATGGTGCCTAAGTAAGTGCGTTGAGACATAAAGGGGAATAGATGTGAGCTTTACCCAAAACAACTGGGTGCGGACTGGTGAGTGTTCTGTCTTATAGATACTCAGCAGTGATTGATTGCTTTTCCCTAAGAACGTCATTTCACAAGCCTCTCTCATAAGACTCAAATCGGTCAGTTTTCTGACCGACACTTGAAAATCTTTCATATTTAGCTATGAAATTAAAAAATAAGTAACTGGGAAGATGTACAAATCAATTTGAGAGTGCAAATATAGTAAATTAAACCGATATAAAAGACAAAAATTGAGGTAAAGTTTAGACAATACCTCAAAATTATCGTATCGAATAATGCACATATTTTAGCAAAGCATTTTCTTTCGCTTTTTTATGTGTTTCATTTCCATTTCTGGGGTGCAAACGATGACTCGATACGAATAACAACCCCATTTTCGATATTCGATTAACGCCCTTCTGAATTTCGGTTTCTTGAATAGTGGATTGAGCGAACCGTAGCCTATCTGCTCTATCAAATCTGGGAGCGGATCTTGGTTTCCGCTTGCGTCAACGATGAGCTGATATTCGAGTGGGGCTTCCGATTGAAGGAAGTACCCCACTCGTGTTGTATAGAACGGCTTGTGCTTACGCCTATCCTTGAACGTCTTTTTTGGCTTTTTTCTTTTTCGCGGTCGGCCTGGACGGTGCTTCATC